AAGACCCATAAAATAATTTTCAGACATAGTTAGACTCCTTACAATGTTATTTATAAGGTCTAACTATATCTTTTTTCTTATAGGTACTTTTAGGTTTGGTTGTTCCTTATCCGTAACAAAAACAGTTTGCAAAGTTTTAGGTTTAGGATCGTTATATTTTTCTAGCTCGTAGACTAGTTCTTCATCTTCATTATTTTCATTGTATGTGGATATTACTTTTCGGGCATCAACTAATTTCAAATCTTTCTGAAGAACTTGCTTAGAGCAAACTCTATATTTGACCAGTTTCTATCTCCTTTATAAGTTTGGAAATTATATTTATACAAACTGTTTATTTGATTCCTACATTACTGGCAATCATGATTCGTTTTTCTTCGATATCAGAGGGGGGAACAGAGTGTTCTACTATGCCAGGAAATATAATAACCTCACCCTCTTTAGGGTGGATAGTTAAGTCTGCCTCTGGAAAACAAATTGGAGATGCACCCTCTGGCATACGAACATAGTAACACCAACCAAAAGCACTTGCACCATGATTGTGTACTTTAGTCCAATCCCCTTTACCATAAGTTGCACCCCAACATCTTCGTATATAAAATCTTGGTGCATTAAAATTATTTTCCTCATTTGAAGTCAATGAGATAATATCTAAAACTTTATTACACAATCTATCTACAAGATAATGATCTTCATTCAGATGCCAGTCAGACATAGGAGCTTTAACATTTGTTTTCTTTTTTTGTACATCACCTAAACTCACGATATAGTTAGCGAGAGTTTCAGTTTCCTCTGGTGTAAATATATTTAAAACATTTTGAACAATAGGAATCTTTATATTGAACGTATGAACATTAGATGATTTGTATGGTTTACTCTTTACCTTATTTACGATACTCATACTTTGAAGTCTCCGTAGTTTGGTTCTTTCAACATCTCAAGATTCTTTTTCATAAACTGATTATTTCCGAAATCCGTTTTATCAAACACAGGCGTTTCTTGTCCACTATCTACTAAGTCTTTCTGATCCTCTACCTCTGCATCATACAACCTCATTTTACTTCTGTCAATACCTAGAACAAATCTTTTGTTAATAGTTGGATCATTATATCTGTTCTTTAATTGTTTGACTACGATTTGGTTGAGTGCATCAAGTTCTTCATTCGAGATGAGGGCGAACATGAAGTCTGCTGTCGCTGGTAACCCAAACGATTCAGATGTGTCCTCAAGGCCAAGGTCTGACGAGGTGAATCCACTTCTTGTCGTTTGGGTTGCCGACATAATTGGAACATCAGTTTCAACGGCAAGTCCTCGTAGTTCCTCTGCAATAGATTTGATATAAGTGTAAGAATTAACATTTGCAGCTCCTTTAAGTCTACTAGATGCACAGATGTTTAGATAGTCAATGAATATCATATCTGGTTTGAATGACTTCTTGATTGCAAGTTCTTTAATCAATCCACGAAAGTGTGCAGAGTGAGCAGATGCAGTAGGATATTCTTTAATGATAAGTTTACCATTTGTCTTTTTGTTTATCTTTGCAATCTTATCATCAAACATTTTCTTTGGTAGGTTGTGCAAGTCTTCCATAGAGATGTTCATTAGGTTTGCATCTATACGTTCTGCAATACGTTCTTCTGCCATCTCAAGGGTAATGTATAATACACTCTTACCTTGCGATAAACAATTTGCAGCCATATGACACATGAACAAAGATTTACCAACCCCAGTTCCAGCAAGTGCAATGTTCAAAGTTTTAGATGGGAGTCCACCCTTAGTTATTTTATTAAAGAAATCTAAATCAAAAGGAATACGTTCTTCTACTCTATGATAGAAATCAAATCGTTTCTCACTATCGTCTAAGTAATCGTGACCAACTGCATTATCAAAACATACTGCAAGTGCATCTGTTAGAATACTTGGTATTGCATCTGCTTCACGATTCTTATCTTTACCATCAATGATTGAGATACCCTCAACGATTGCATTGTATATGGCTTTGTCTTTACAGAACTTTTCTGTTGTATCAACTAACCACTCCATGTCAACTTTCGTATCATCAAGCGTCTGAATGATTTCTACAATCTTTGTGTGTTGATCTTGAGTTAAGTCTTTTCTTGTTTCGACTTCAATCTCTAGTGATATCTTTGTTGGTATCTTTTTATACTTATCAACAAAGTTTGTTATCTCCTCAAAGAGAACTCGTTCCTCTTTTACATCAAAGTAATCTGGCTTGATAAATGGTAATACTTTTCTACAATATTCCTCATTGAATACTAGATTGCTCAGCGTTGTTCGTTCTATCGTCTGTGTTGTCATAACCTACCTCTGATTGTGCAATGATGATATGATAAAGTATATCACCAATTAATTTAAAAAAATCGTCATTGAATTTTACTTTTGAAATTCCATTACTCTCTAGTATATCATACTTAAACTTTAAATTCAAGTGATTTGACTCATTTAATTTACTTTCGTCTGGAACAGAAACTTCTCCGTAACGATAGACAACGCCATGATAATCTGTTTCAGATGTAAGACCAATACAAGTCTGATCTGGATATTCCTTACTATTTAAAAATACAAACTTCTTTGTGATTGGGTCTTTTAATATTTGTTCTGTAGTTGGTAGTTTAGATTCATCAACTTTGTTTTCGATTGGTTCACCTAAATGATTTAATAGTTTAGACATAATTTAAATAACTCCCTAGTATATATTTTGGTTTGTCTATTGGTTTTTCCCCAGCGTGCAACCAAGGCCAGAGTGGTGGAAACATAAGTAAAGAACCTTTCTTACATTCTGATTTCATACCATGATTCGGAAAGGAGGTTGAACCACCTTTGTTATCCCCTAGATATAAAAAGAATACTAGAAATCGTCTTGCACTATTATAGTCTGCGACATCAACATGATTACCAAATTGATCTACACCATCTGGTAGGTAGCGTTTTAATCGCATACCCTCAAACCCATACTTCTGTGGCCAGATGTTAGATTGGTATCCGATACCACATTCTTCTCTGTATGTTTTTATTGAATTTTTAAACACATCAATAAGATATGCGACATCTGTTTTCCATTCTTCATGGGCAAGAAGATGTATCTGCGTAAAAGACATTTCTCCTTGACTATGTTTCTCGTACTGTTCTGGTAAACTTTCAAACTGCTGTACCATGTTGTCGCAGAAATCATCAGAGACTACGTTGTCGTAACACCTAATGTAATTTTCCATACTTGTATTCCTTATCTGCAGCTTCATCTAATAACTTCATTACATCTTCCGTAAAGTACTTCTCTGGATTATTCATAATCGTTTTACCGAACTGCGTAGTACCATCAGGCAACTCAATCCTTGTAGACACTTGTTTGAAGATACTGTACTTGATTGCAAGTTCTATTAGACCATAGTATTTATCTAAACCATTTTCATAAGATAAACGAACATCTACCATCTTGTTCTCAATAGTCAATCTTGACTTATGATTCTTACAATGCACAATGTTACCAATAACTTCCGTACCATCTTTCTCTTTCTTCTTAGATAAGAATATAATAGACGAGGCTGCGTATTTCAATCCAGAACCACCACCCATTTCTTTTGTCGGAAATAGACCCATAGAATCATATGTGTGATTGGTAACAACCATAGGAACACCAGCACGACCTAACTTCAAAGTAAGAACTCTAAATGCAGCCTTCAGAACTTGCGCCCTTGTCATATCCCTAGTTTCTTTTCCGTCAGAAGTATCTTCCACTTCTTTGGTAGTCGATAACATACCAAGTGAATCAAGACACATCATAATTGGTTTCTTTGTATCATCTTTCTGTGCAAGATAACTATCCAGAACTTTAATTGCTTGTGTTCTAAACTCTTGTACTGTAGTGACTGGAATCATGACCATACGATTAGGGTCTATACCTCTATCGACAACCATTTGTTTTGTGATCGCACTTTCCGATTCAAAGTACAAACAACCAGCCTCTGGATTGGAGTCAAGGAAACTCTTGACCATACCCATAAGAAAGAACGTCTTACCAGTCGCAGACTCACCAGCAATTGCAGTAATCTTATTAGATGGAAGACCACCATAGATACTACCACTTAATAATGCATTGAAGATGTACGAGCCAGTATCAATGAACCCACCGACATCTGCACCCTCCACTCCGTCACTTACCAGACTTGCATATTCATTACCAGTCTGTTTAATTATATCTTTAAAAAAATCACTCACTTATATCACTCCTTGTATTATTGCAATTATTAATTATTGTTGTCCTACCCTTAGAACCAATCTGTGCATCTAACATTCTCTTAGAAGTTTCAAGCATTGCACATGCTAACATAAGAATATCTTCTTTGTCATCACACATCATTATCTGTTGATCGATAGGCATCATTAGTTCTTTCATTCTTTCAGTTACTTTGCTCATATGTCACCCTCTTTCCGACTCGCAGATTTCAAGGCATCAAAGCCGCCTGGATATCGTTCCGACAGTTTATCCACATTGATATCAAAGATTTCTTCCCATGAAGTATCTAGTGCGATAATCGCTTGTGACATATACCAACAGATGTCACCTAGTTCACTCTTTAGATGTTTCTTCGTATCGTCATCTATCTCTTTACCTTGAAAGAGTAACTTCTTTACT